TGAAATTGTTGGACACATTTAAAGGAGATTGACATGCAGGTTAGAGTAAAAGAAGATCCAAAAGAATTTGGCAAATGCGGATGTGGCCGCAGTCCAACTGGCAAGTGTATCGGTTGGCATGGACTCACAGAAGAAAGCTTCAGACATGCACAGATGCTGTGGATGGAGGAAGAACTGCGCAAGGATGCTGAATTGGAAGAATACCAGCGACAAGCACAAGAATTATGGAATGACAGTTGTACAGCACCAAGGAAACAAAATGACTGATGAAAAGAAGGCCAAAACTCTTGAATTTGCCCCAGGCTGTTTTGACAGCTTTGAAGGCACACAGGAAGAACTGGATGAAGCCATTGCCATGATTCAACAGATGTTTGAGGACGGTGTTGATTCGGGCGAAGTTAGAGAAGTTGATTTGGATGAACTTATGGAATCAGATCCAGAAGTTGCTGACAAGATTATCACAGCACTCAATCGCATCGACGGCGACGAACCACCAAGGATACTGCAATGATGTGGTTTGATCGATGGTTATACAGAAAGCTTCGTGACATGTGGGACAACAAACACAAGTACGAAGATGCAGATGATTATAAAGAAGCAAGGACAATGAAAATGAATATTGGCTCAGCAATGGTAGACCGAGGCAACGCAGAAGGGCAGGATCGTATCCACTTTGAGCTGAGCAGTGCAGTGGGCGGACGCATTCTCAATGTGCGCAGATATGATGAACGCAAGGATCACCACAATACCCAAACCTATGTGATCCCCAGCGGCGAGGATGTTGGTGCAAGAGTGGCCAAGATTATTAACCTAGAATTGATTAAATAAACTTACCACAGGAGAATCCCATGGATACACTATTAGAATTCTTGTCCTACGCTGTAGTGGCAATTATCGCATACAACGTTGGCAGTCATGTGAGAGCCATTCAATTTTCTCTCAATCTAAGTCAAGATCCGGATCGATTTATCGAAATGATGAAGAAGATCAAAGAAATCAATCTTGAAGTGGAAGAACACGACATGCCTGTGGATGCTATTCCTATGAAACTAGAAACAGTTGGCACCCAAATATATGCATACAATAAACTAACTGGTGAATTTTTGGCTCAGGCACAAAACATTCAACAGATATTATCAATCGCGGCCACACGTTTTCCCAACCAGAAGTTTTGGCATCCTGAAATTAAGCAAGATAGCCAAACAGCTTGATTACAACTGAACACTTTGTTATAATAGACACAGCTGATGCATTTCAGCATAATCTATAGAGGAAAACTAAAATGAAATACTTTAATCCAGAAACAAAAACATTCAAGATCTTTAACGCACTTTACAATGGTGAGTCATTGACACAATCAGAAGCTACCAAGCGTTTTGGTGTCAAGAACTTGTCAGCTGAAGCTAGCCGCATCCGTTCAAACGGTTACGCTGTGTATTCAAACACACGCATTGCAGGCAACGGTGTTACTGTTACTGAGTATGTGATGGGCAAGCCAAGTCGAGAAATCGTGGCACTGGGCTACAAAGCAAAAGCAATGGGTATCACTCTTTAATTAGAGATTGGTTCTATTCAAAAGGCTATTTAGGTAGCCTTTTTTGTTGATCTTTTATTTGTATTGTGCTAAACTACTATATGAATAATATTTTTAAACCCACACTGGATTGGATACACCATGATTATACGAGCGATAGAATACGTTTTTGTCTTGAGGTCCTTGCTTGGGCTATATCTATTGGTTGCTCTATCACTATGGCCATCACCGTGCCTAATCCTCCCCTTTTTAAACTGTACCCCATATGGATTACAGGTTGTGCTATATACGCTTGGTGCGCTTATAGTCGTCGTTCCTTTGGTATGCTCGCTAATTATATACTGCTTACCACAATCGACTCAATTGGATTGGTGAGGATGTTAATAAATGGATGAAGATGACCAAACAATAGATGCATTTATAAATGATCTTGACGAAATTATCTTGAAGTACCAGGACAAGTTTTCAGCACACAACATTACAGGCATGCTGCTAAGTCGTGTGACACTGTTGATGAGTACAGATCCAGCAGTAGGAAAACATTTATTAAAATTTGTTTGGGAAAAACTAGACGAATTAGAACAATCAAACCCAGGACAATATCTATGACCCATGACGTATTCCAAACCCCCAAGATTGGCGACACATTTACAGACGCTGACAGTGATAAATTTGTAGTTACTAATCTATTTGAAGTACAAGGCGATGCATGGATTGAATATCAAAATTCAATCAAGCAACCTTTCTACTGTAGAACTGAAGCTTTCCTACAACGGTTTCGTCCACACGCCAACAGTTAATGAATGCTTACCACAGCTACCTATGCTCGGAGTGGAACTACACCAGCACTGAGCAGTCCAGTACTGGCTATGAAGGTGTGTATGCTGATCTACAACAGCTAGACAAGGCCAGTTGGGTGGCCGCGGATGATGTTGGCAAGGAAGCTATACAGCAACAAGTGTTTGATATCTATCGCAGCAAGAATATCCTGCCCATAACCTACTTTAACTTGGCGGGATGCGAGCAAGAAGTGTTGAACCTGCGTGGCAAGTCCACTAGAGTAGACAAAGGCATTATCAGTGTGGGCAACACCGCAGGACAAAGCCTTAGCCGCTTTTGGTTCCCCAACATGCAGGATGCCTGTGTATTAGACAATGACAGTGTTAGTTTGTCCAGCCGGTTCCATCACGATGCCAAACTTAAACGTGCCATCAAGATCTGTTACAAGTACAGAGACGAAGGTGACAAAGCAGTGTTACCTAGCAGCCTTAGACGTGCATTGGATCTAGTCAACGGCGGCACTATACAAAACTTCAAGCCCTTAAACGCACAGGCCATTTGGGAATACATTTGCCCCACCATGTTTGGCCGTGTGCTGGACTTTAGCAGTGGCTATGGTGGCCGTATGCTAGGTGCTATGACAAGTGGTATGCGTTATCATTATACTGGCATAGATCCCAATACCAAGACTTACGACGGGCTGGTTGCACTAGGTGATTTGATCAACGATTGTGTTGGAACGCAATATGAAATGCATCATGTAGGCAGTGAAGACTTTGTGCCTACTGATGAATACGATGCTGCTTTCTCTAGCCCGCCCTACTTTAATCTTGAGATATACTCAGACGAGCCAACACAGTGTATGAACAAGTATACAAATCAATTAGCATGGTTTGAATACTATGTGGAGCCTACACTTCGTATGCTACACCGGAGTCTAGCTCCAGGTGCAATTTATGCTGTGAACATTGCAGATTACAAAGTTGCCAAAGAGCAGTTTAATATTGTAGACACTTGGATTGAACTAAGTAAAAAGTTGGGATTCCAATATCAAGAAACCGTCAAGATGATGTTGAATGTACGTCCAGGTGTTGGCAACGGCAAACTGGACAAGGCCTACAAATATGAAGGCGTATACCTGTTTAAGAAGATATGAGAATACTAGTTACTGGACATGAAGGCTTTATTGGCCGTAACATGCTTGCCTGGTGCCAACAAGAAGAAGGGTGGCAGGTAGATGGATATGAGTGGCATCCTATAGAACGTCCGGATGTCAGCGGATATGACTGGGTGATACATCTAGGTGCTATTGCTGACATGACATGCACTGATGTAGAAGCTGTGATGAAACAAAATCTAGAATTCAGCCAGTGGTTGTTCAACGAGTGCAACTTGCATGGCACACACCTGCAGTATGCCAGTAGCAGCAGTGTGTATGGCAATACCAAAGACTTCAATGAGCTGTCTCCATGCTATCCACAGAGCGCATACGCATGGAGCAAGTACTTGTTTGATCGTTGGGCGTTCCAACAGCCTATCAACATCTATGTACAGGGATTCCGTTACTTTAATGTTTACGGCAAGTGGATGCACTTGAGAGGCAAACGTGCCAATGCCATACACAAATGGCGCACACAGGCACGCAAGGAAGGCAAGATTACCGTATGGGACAACGCAGAACATATCAAGCGTGATTGGACATGGGTTGGAGATGTTTGCAGACTACACATAGACTTTATTAAAGAAGTGCGTGGCTCGGGCATTTGGAACTGCGGTAGCGGGCTAGCACACAGTTTTCTAGATATTGCAGAAGAAATAGCTGAACAAGAAGGTGTAGGGATAGAACTAGAACCAGTACCTTTTGCAGAACAAGCCCGTATGCGCACCTCAACCAAGGCGGATTTGACACATCTCAAAGAAACTGTAGGTAAACGTAAGTGGCTCAATGTGTTTGAGTTCTTAAATCAATAAATACTATTATGAGAGCACAAGAATTCGTCAACGAAAGAGCCAGCAGAGAACTGTGTACCAGCGGCCGCCCAGATTCAGATTTAGGCGCTAGCAACTTGGCCAGCTGCCGTAGCCAGGGTCTTCGTGCTCGCAGTGGCAACAAGAGCCATTTGATTGGGCATGGTGACAGCAGTGTTAGAATCACAGTTGGCGGCAAAAAAATCAAAGGCAAAAAATATGGTGGACCACTGCCAGACTATGGAACACGCAAATGAAAGTATCTGAAATTTTAAAAGAAGCTGTTGACAAGGACGTGATGACCATGCAACAGGAACTAAAAGCCAAAGGTGCGAACTTGGGAACATTTGGGCCCAAGGGTGATGGCATTGACGGACGCCTGGGCAAGTACACACGCAGAGCCGCAGAGCAGTTTCCAGAAATAGCCGCCAAGTATAAAAGTGTGTTGGCTCGTCCAGACAGCGTGGATGCACAAAAGATCGATACCACCACAATTCAAGATCCCGACTTTAACAAAAAATTGGAAAAGATAGCAAGCCAGTTAGGTGTCAAATCCAGCGATTTGATTGCTATCATGAAACAAGAAAGTGGAGTTAATCCACAAGCACGTAATCCAAGTGGTGCAACTGGACTTATTCAGTTCATGCCCGCCACTGCACGACAGCTGGGCACAACCACAGACGACTTGTACAAAATGGATGGAGTACAACAGTTAGACTATGTGTACAAGTATTTCAAAATGACCGGAGTGGGCAACGGCACACTGGGTGATTTGTACATGGCTGTGTTCATGCCAAAGTATGTGGGCTATGATGACAGCACAGTTCTTGGACAGTCTGGTGCTGCCGGATTCAGTGGCAAAGTTTACGCACAGAATCGTGGGTTGGATCGCAATCATGATGGTTCCATAACCATTGCTGATGTAAAACAATCTGTACAACGATTTGCATAACTAAATACCTACATGAATGTAGTAGGTAATTTATTAATCGCTCCTCCCTCAGTAAAAGACAACTTTTGGTACAAGACTGTGATCATGATCACAGAGCACCATACTCAAGGTAGTGTTGGACTTGTACTCAACAAACGCAGTAACTTTAGCATTGCTCAATTTGGTGAACAACTAAACCTTCCTTTAGACATACCTGGATTTGTTTATATAGGAGGACCAGTTGGTCCACAAAGTTTGAGCTTGTTACACACCAGTGAATGGGCTTGTTCAAACACCATGCGAATCACTAATGGCTTCAGTGTGAGTAGTGCTGAAGATGTGCTACCCAGGCTAGCCGCAGGCGATCGTCCGCACCAGTGGCGATTGTTCTTGGGCATGTGCGGATGGGGTCCAGGGCAACTGTTGAACGAAATGAAAGGCGTACCACCTTACAAACATGAACACAGTTGGTGCACCGCATCCAGCGACTATGAACTAGTTTTTGAAAACGACAATAAAGATCAGTGGTGCAGTGCTTTGGATAGAAGCGGTTTGGAATTCTCTCAAAATATCTTGTTATAATCACTCTTGACTTAAATATACATTGAAGTTATAATAACTACTTCAACCAAGTTGGGTCTGTAACACAACTAGAAAGAGGTAATCAAAATGGCAGATGTACTGCTACTAAATGCTGACGGAAATCCAGTATCATACATGCCTTTGAGCACATTGATTTGGGAAGACGCAATCAAATACATGGTGCTGGACAAGGCCGATGTATTGATGTGGCACGACAACTGGATAGTACACTCAGCCACTTGGGAAACTCCTGTGCCCAGTGTTATGATCCTACGCGAATACATGAAACCAAAAGTGTCAGTGAGATTCAGCCGTTCAAATGTGTACCTACGTGACAACGGTGAATGCCAATACTGTGGCGACAAAATAGATCGCAAAGATTCCACACTAGACCATGTGTTGCCTGTGTCAAAAGGCGGCAAATCAGTATGGGAAAACTGTACCACAGCATGTGCTCCGTGTAATGCTTCAAAGAGCGACAAGGTTAAAGGTTGGAAGCCTAAACTTAAACCTTACAAGCCAGACTTCTACGAATTAGTAAACAAGCGTAAGAAGCAAGGGTTTGATAACGTAAGGTTTAAGGAATGGTTACAATTCATAGTGTAAGGAAGTTGTTATGGTGCGCCTTGGGAGTAATACTCCTGGGCGTAGCTTATATCGGCCTAATCACACCTGGTATTCCTTGGAGCACGCCAACTGTTGGTGCAGCCTATTGCTTTGCTCGAGGTTCCACACGAATGCACAACTGGATCATGAATCACAAGATTTTTGGGCCGTTTCTGCGCGGATGGGCAGAGAAGCGTGTGTTCCCAGTTCGTGCGCGATGGGTGATGATTATAACTATGGATTCAAGTTTGATCATCATGTGGTACACAACACACAATGTCAAAGCTGTTATAGGTACAGCGTTTTTTATGTTGCTATGTGCCGTCTGGGCCTTACGATATCCCAAGACCGCAGAAGAACACGATGCCCGCATTGCAGCTGGCAAAAAGGTGGGCTGGTTCAAATAATCTATAAATAGTACTACTTAACGGAGTATTACATGAAACGATTATATGCACTTTTTGTTGTGGCAATGGCTGGACTTGGCTCTTGTGCAACATCCCATGCCTGGGAGCAACGTGCTCCAAACCCAGTACAAGCCTGTGCTGTTCATCAACCATACGGTTTTGCTCAAACAGCACGTCAACTACAGCCAATCTGCCGTCAGGCTTATCTAGTTGCATATGATGCTCCGGCTAAACTACCAAACTATGTTGCATACACACTAACTCCTCCTAATGCACTGGGCTGTGTTGCCCGTACTAATGCATTTGCGGCTGATCAATCAGTCCAGGGCGGCGCAAC